CCTTTGCTGGACATGAGATAGAATCTTTTGAAGAGATATATATTAACGATGAAGTAGCAACTATAGACGGTAGTGGTACTGTAACTTCTCCTAGTCGTTACCAAGGTAAGATTAAGATTTATCAGCATTTAGGCTCACCAAATCAAGCTGCTGATAGTAACTTAGTTAGTGCTGTATCTAGTTGGACAGGAAACCATAGACTTCGTGGCATTGCTTATTTGTATTGTAAGTTCACTTTTGATGTAGATGCCTTTCCTAATAACGTCCCTGAGATTACCGCTGTCATTAAAGGTAAGAAGATATATGATCCTAGAACCTCAACTACTGCTTGGTCTGATAACCCTGTTCTTTGTGTAAGAGACTATCTGACAGCTACAGGATATGGATTAGGTGAAGCTGCCGCTAACATAAACGATACAGCCTTTATTACTGCCGCTAACATATGTGACGAGACTAACACAGACGCTGGTACAACACGATATACAGCCAATGGTGCTTTTACTACAGCAATAGAGCCGCAGGAACTTATAGCTGACCTTATGACCTCTATGGGGGGTACTATATGGTACACTCAGGGTTACTGGAACGTAAAGGCTGCTAAGTGGACTGCTCCTGTACTAGACCTCAATGAAGATGATCTTAGGTCAGGCCTTAGCTTGTCAACTAGGCACTCTCGCCGTGATAACTTTAATAGTGTCAAGGGTACATTTAAAGGTTCAGAAAGTAACTGGGTAGTAACAGACTTCCCACCTGTAACTAATGACGCCTTTGTTGAGGCTGATAATGGGCAAGAATCTTCTATAGACTATGATCTTCCTTGGACTGATAACTCTATAGAAGCCAGAAGAATAGCTAGGATTGTATTAGAACGTAACAGACAACAGTTAACCTTTACAGCATCCTTTGGTCTTAGGGCTTTTCAAGTACAGACAGGTGACAATGTAAGGATCACTAACACTAGGCTTGGATGGACTAATAAAGAGTTTGAGGTTGTCTCTTGGACATTTGGACTACAGAATGAGTACGACCTCCAAGTAGAAATGACACTCAAGGAAATATCTGAGAGTGTCTTTGATGAGGTTGACGATGGTATAGTCTACGAAAGAGATAATACTACTTTGTTGTCTCCTTTTACAGTCCCTAACCTTGGCATAAACATCAGTACTGAACTTAGAAGAGTTAAAGGTAAGACCCTTGGTGTTCTCTTGCTTGACATAAACAACACAAGTACTCTGATAGATACAGCAGAAGTGCAGTTTAGAAAGACAGGAGAAACTGACTTTACAGCACTAGGAACTCTTGGTGCCTTTGTGGGTACAGAAAGGGTAGAACATGTAGGCGTAGAGGATGGCTTCTATGACATAAGGGCTAGGGCTACTAATTCCCTTGGAGTACATGGTGACTTTAACACTGTGTCTAACTATTATGTGGAAATAATAACTGCACCACCAGCAGATGTAACTAACTTTGATGGTAACGTAGTTGGAAGTAACCTGTTCTTAAGTTGGACACCAGTATCTGACTTAGACTTAGCCCACTATGTCATTAGGTACTCCCACCTAACTAGTGGGGCAGTATATTCAGAAGCTGAGAACATAGCACAAGTACCTGTAGGTAGTAGTACCCTTGCTTTGCAAAATGCTGGTGTAGGTACATACTTCATTAAGGCTGTAGATGACACTACAAGTGGGTCTAATGAGTCTGAGAACCCTGCTGTATTTGTCGTTACCTCTATAGGTATTGGAGACCTTAATGTCGTAGCCACCCTAACAGAGAATCCATCCTTTGCTGGTGTTAAGTCTAATGTGGTAATAAATGATGATAGTTATTTAGAGTTAGCTACGATACCTCTGTTTGATGATGCTACGGGTAACTTTGATGATAGGTCTGGATTATTTGATGACTTTACAGGTTACGCATCTTCTGGAATATACTACTTTAGTAATGACCTTGACTTAGGGCAAAAGTACACAAGCCGCTTAAACTTCTCTTTCACAAGTACAAGGTTTGATAGGACAGACCTATTTGATAGTGCTACGGGACTATTTGATGCTAGATCAGGTGTGTTTGATGGAGACCCTACAGCCTTTGGTGACACCTCTGTTTCACTACAGTTAAGGCATACAGACGATGACCCTACAGGTACGCCCACATGGTCTGATTGGCAAGCATTCTCTGTATCTGATATATCCGCCAGAGCCTTTGAGTTTAGGTTAGTTATGACATCAACAGATACTAATGTTACTCCTGTTGTAAGTGCTTTGTCGGCAACAATAGATATGCAGGATAGAACTACCTCTGGCAGTGATATAACCTTTACAGGAACAACTAATATCACCTTTGATGATGCCTTTGCAGCTACACCAGCTATAGGTCTATCCCTAGCTAACTTAACTGATGGTGATAGATATACAATAACAAGCAAGACCCGAACTGGGTTCACTATAAACACTTTTACTGGGGGATCAGCAAGCACCAATGCAGTGACCCTAGACTATGTAGCTAAGGGCTACGGAAAGGAACTAACGTAATGTCGCAACATGACTTTAACATTGCTAATCAAAGTTTCCCTGCTACTAGGACAGACTTAAATAATGCTCTTGCAGCACTGGCTTCTACTTCTTCTGGGGATGCAGAACCGGGAACTACTTATGCCAATCAACTATGGTATGAGACTGATACTAATACCCTCAAGATTAGAAACGAAGCTAACAATGGTTGGGTAACTGTACTTACTCTTGACACTGGTGTCACTGCTACAGCTACAGAATTAAACTACAATGATGTAACAACACTAGGGTTATCTGAAGCTAGTAAGGTTGTCACAGCCGATGCTAATGGTGTCGTAACCTTAGACAATGGTTTTAGCGAAGAGTATGCTGCTGTCACCTCAACTGGCAATGCTGTATCCCTTAACTTACAGACAGCTAGTAATTTTAGTCACACTTTGACTGAGGATACAACAGTTAGCTTCACTAATCCTGCTGCTAGTGGAAAAGTATCTGCTGCTACCCTAAGAGTTATACAAGACAGTACAGCTAGGGCAATTACTTGGAACTCAGCTATTAAGTGGTCTTCAGCTACAGCACCTACCCTATCTACTGGAAGTGGTGATGTTGATGTGTTTGTATTTTATACTGTAGATGGCGGTACTACATACTATGGGTTTACTTCTGGACAGGCTTTAGCATAATGAGTACAGCTAATAAAATACTAATGGGTGCTAGTGGGGCTGGTGGCCCTGTGGGTCCATCTGATGACGAGTTCAATCGTGTTAGTTTTTTGTCTCACTTTGACGGTGCTAACAACGGTGTGAACAATGTGTTTGATGACGGCTCTGCAAGTAACCACACAATTACAGCCAACGGGGATGTAACACAAGGTAGCTTTGGGCCATTTGCAAGGCCAGATGGTGAATGGGGTGTGTCGTTTCATGGCGATAGTACTAACCCCACCAATGATTATTTACAATTACCTGCAAGTTCTGATTTTGATTTTGGCACAGGCGATTTTACAATTGAGTTTTTCTTTTTTGCAAGGGATGCTGCTGGCTCATACGAATATTTAGTTACGTTTGGGAATAATAAAAATTCAACAACATCACTTGGAATTTACATAGCTGGTGGAACAAGCATCAATTTGTGGAACAATGGAGCAATAACTAGTTCAACATCTTACAATTTAAATCAGTGGTATCACCTAGCAGTTGCTAGAGCCTCTGGCACTGTAAAAGTGTATTTGGACGGTAGTGAAATAAAGTCAGCTAGTCTTTCAAGTGATATATCAAGCCCCGATGGGGGGAGTGGTTATAGTGGAAATGTTGCGAATTGGCGACAAGCTGGAGATACTGAATTTTTTAATGGCGTAATTAGCAATCTGAGAGTAGTCAAAGGCACGGCAGTTTATACAGGTAATTTTACTGCACCGACAAGTAAATTAACTGCTATTACAAACACCGTCTTATTAACCCTTCAATCAAACAGGCTTGTTGATAACTCTGCTTCTGGTCATTATATTCAACCCCGAAATAGCCCATCCGTAACAGCATTTGGCCCATTCCTGACCAGCGCAGTGTATGACGCAGCGGTAAACGGGGCGAGTGCTTACTTTGATGGTACAGGTGATGACCTTGTGGCAGCAAACAGCACTGACTTTGATTTAAGTAGTGGGGATTTTACAATTTCAATGTGGGTATATCCGGACAGTTCTTCTCCCACAGGCAATGTAGAAGGGTTAATCACTAAGGCGTTTTATTCGCTTAGTGGAAATAGTGGTTGGCAGTTGTGGTGGCAAGTCCTGTCAGGAACACCATCACTTAGATTTTTAGCGTATGGCTCATCTAACCAAGTTTTTAATGGGCCAACATTTTATGGAAATCAATGGTCATATGTGACAGTAGTTCGTACTGGAAACACCTTAAAACTGTTTTTAAATGGAGTTGAAGGATTATCATCTGCTATTTCGGATTTTACTAACTACACTGGAACATTGACAATAGGCTCTACAACTAACTGGACTGCTGATAATTATTTTAGTGGTTATATGTGTGACGTATTTATCTGCAAAGGCACAGCAGTTTACACCAGCAACTTCACCCCACCAACAGCACCTCTTACAGCCATCACCAACACCAAGCTGCTCTTAAACATGGCCGATGGTCAGGCGATTGATAGTGCTGCACAGAATAATCTGACGTTGGCTGGCAATGCTAACACTAGCACAGACCAAGCTAAGTTTGGTGATACGTCCCTGCATTTAGATGGCAATGGTGACTATGCTTATATTCCAG